CTACTTTCCTTTTAAACAATGGAGCCCCTATTGCAGGTACTTTAAAATATACATATTCTTCTGACTCAGAGTTTATGGTTGAATCAAAGTCTGCTAAACTTTATCTTAATACATTTGATATGTGCAAGATGGGTCAGACCGTTGATACTGCTATTCAAAATTATGAATCGCAGGTTAAGGCTGATCTTGAAAAAGCTTTAGAAACTTCAGTTGATGTTAAGTTTTTTAAATCTGGTGACGATGAGATGGGATTATTTCCTATGACTGGTTATCTTGATCTCCAAACCTTCTTAGGTAAAGATCTTGAAGAGTTAGAAATTACCGATTACAACGCTGAGCGTAATCACTTAGAGTTTGAAAAAGCTAATTTCTCAGGTTATGGTTATAGTGTTAACGAAAATAAAGCACTATTTGCAAACAAATACTTTACAAATGCATTAAGATCTCGTTGCCGTCATACGAAGCAAAAAGATACTGGAGCGGCTTATATCTCTATTAATTCCTTAGAATCAGTCATTAAACCGGCTTCCCTCTTTAAACAGATTATTTCTTTGAGAGAGGTTAATGAGTTTCATGAATTCTGTGCAGAAAAACTTTATACAGAAATTATGAAGTGCCCAGAGGTTGAATCCTGTTGTGTCACTTTACTTTATTCCAGGAGAGGTTCTTTAGATATTAACCCTACACGAGCTACATCCTTTGATATGCTACCACCTGCACTGTACAATACAAAATACTATACTAAAAAGGCAATGGGGCAGTAGAACTTTAAAACTAACAAATATAAATTATTTACATTATGGCAAACACAGAAAATAAAATTGCAGTATTCTTCGACTCAGTCGGTAGAACGATCCTTGGAGAAAAACTAGAAGATAAAACAACTGATAAAGTTCTTTCAATTAAGAACCCAGCTGTTGTTCACATTATGCCTAATCAGCAAACAGGTCAACTTCAGCTTCAAATTCTTCCTTTGTTCTTCAAAGAGTTTTTAGCCGATAAAGATTCTGGTACAGTTTGGAACTACAACCGTGAAAACATTACTGAAGCTGTTGACGTAACCTTTGACTTTAAACTTGAAGCTCAATACCGTCAAATCTTTGCTTCAGGTCCAGCCCCTGCACCTCAGCAGCCACAAGGCTCACCAGAAGTTATTAAACTTTTTGACGAATAGTAAGTTGCAATCCTCTAGGTTTCCTTCATCATTGAGGTATGGCAAAAAAGACTAATAACCCTTTAGACAACCTCAAAGACATCTTTAAGTCTGTTGATGATTTAAACCCTGATGCAGCAGTACTAGACGCTTCTACACTATCAACCGCTGAAGATTGGATTGATACAGGCTCTTATGCCCTCAATGCAATTATCAGCGGTTCGATGTATAAAGGTATCCCAGTAGGTCGTATCACTGGGTTCTCCGGTCCTTCGATGGCAGGCAAGACTCTTATCATGAATAAGATTATGGCTAATGCTCAGAAGAAGGGATATATTGCCGTAATTTGGGATTCTGAGGTAGCTGTTGATAAAAAGGGCGCTGAGGCAGTTGGCATGGATCCAACCATGACAAAGTACTACCCTGTTGAGACTATTGAAGATTGCCGTAATCAGATCTGTACATTTCTAGATAATGTTATTAAGTCTGAAAATCCCGATCTAAAGTTTATTGTTTCAATTGACTCGTTGGGTAACTTAGCTTCTGCTAAAGAGATTAGAGATACTACTGCTGGTAAAGATGCCTCTGACGTCGGTCAAAGAGCTAAAGCTATCAAGTCGATGATGCGAGTCTTAACTTATAAAGCTGCAAAAGCACGTGTACCGATTCTCTTTTCCAATCACGTCTACGACTCAATGGAGATGTTCCCGACCTTGGTTAAGACACAATCAGGCGGTAAAGGACCGATTTATCTTGCTTCTGTCCTTGTACAGCTTTCTACACGAAATGAAAAAGTATCTGATAACCCTAACGAACAGTCTATTGCTATCGCTCACAATATCAGTGGTGTCACTTTGGGCGCTCTTACTATTAAAAATCGATTCGTACCTAATTACCTTAAGACTGAATTGTACCTTAACTTCAAAACAGGTCTGGATAAGCATGCGGGTTTATTTGAAATTGCTGAGGCGTTTAGTGTCATTGAAAAGCCAGGCCGCACAGTGATGTTTAATGGGGAGTCTCTCGGTTATCGTAAAGACCTTGAAAAGAATTCAGAGTTCTGGAGCAAGATTATGCCTAAACTCGAAGAGGTTCTTCAAGACAAGCTTTGTTACGGTGGCGGTGAAACGTCAGTTGATATCGAAGAAGAAGTTGATAATATTGATTGATGTCTTCTAAACTCGATCTTGATTATTACGAGAATATAATCCTCTTTAACTCTCTCCTAAGTCAGGAGTATCTCTCGTCGATTATAGAGTATGCAGACCCTGCTTACTTTAATGACAGTAATATTAAAACTGTCTTTAAGGCTATAACATCATTCTTTAATGAAAGAGGTTTATGTCCTTCAGTTACAGAATTAAAAGCTCGTCTTACTACTGATGAAGAGAGAAAAGCTTTTAATGAAGTAGCAGTTAAGTTTAAAGAACTTGATACAAAGTTTAATAAAGAGGAGTTGCTCAATAATACAGAGCGCTTTCTTAAAGAGCGGTGTTTATATAAAACTATTGTTGATACTGCTGAGAAGTACGCTCAAGGTAAAGCAGATCCTGCCGATACTTTAAGAGACTTTGAAAAAGCTTATAATATCACTTTAGCTGAAGATTTTGGTTCTTGGTATTTTGAAGACATTGATGAACACATTAATGAATTAACTAAAATTTATAACCCACTACCTACTGGTTGGAACTTCTTAGATGAAAGATTAGAAGGTGGTTTATTTCCTAAAACTTTAACATGCCTTGTCGGGCAGGTCAATGTCGGTAAGAGTATCTTTTTAGGTAATTTAGCTACTAATATGGTTATGAAGGGTAAGAACGTCTTACTCATTTCTCTTGAGATGTCTGAGTTCATGTATGCAAAGAGAATTAGTACTCAGCTAACTCAAATCCCTCATAACGACTTAAAGGTTTATACAGATGAACTTAAGCAGCAGATTAGTCATCTTAAAAAGCAATTAGACTCTAGACTGATTATTAAAGAGTATGCACCTAAAACAATTACTGTACGTCACGTTGACGGGTATATTGGTAAATTAAAGCATAAAGGGTTTACTCCAGAAGTTGTAGTTATTGACTATATCAATCTTTTAAAACCAACTTCAAAGAATCTAAACTCATATGCTGAAGTTAAAGAGATTGCTGAACAACTCCGTGCACTCTCCTTTAAATATAATATACCGTTTGTTACGGCATCACAATTAAACCGTGGAGCATTCAACACAGCATCGCCCGGGATGGAGGGCATTTCTGAAAGTATTGGCCTTGCTGCCACTTGTGACGTTATTTGCTCTCTTTGGCAGGAAGAAGAAGATAAAGAACTCGGACTCATTCATTTGGGTATGCAAAAAAACCGATTCGGGGTTAACTACGGTCACTGTACCTTTAAAGTTAAGTACGAAACACTCACACTCACTGAAGTTAACCCAGACCATTTTGCCCAAGAAAATACTCAACAAGCTGTACAAGAGGCTGAAAACACTTTAGCAAAATTAACAGAAGATAAAAAAGATCCGGAACCTTGATTATTGGAGTAGTATGTAGTAAATACTCTACATACAAATGTTTAACGAAAAAGTCCTTAATGATTTTAATTCTCGTACAAATCCATTAAATCAGATTTGCACCAAAGAGTATATTCTTGGAGTATTTAAATTTGGATCTTTCCTTTCTATCATTCATAATAAGAGACTAAACCCTGCTGCTATATTTGTATGTATTTTAGAAAACAAAGAAATAAGAGACTTATTTGTAGAAGTTACTCATTCAGACAGTGTGCACGAAGCCTTACTTGGCCTGTTGCAATTGTATCCTCCGCTATTAAAATCGAAAAATACCAAACGGTTGTTTAAGAAGTCGATAGCAAAGTGATTACTGATTTAGAGCGCAGAATTTATAACAAACATTTAGCTGTATCTCGTTCTCTTCGAGGTAAGGCTTTTAAGTTAAAACAAGATTTTACAGACTTTCAAAACGATCCAAAATACATTCATATAAAACGTCTTGCTACATTTTTTACAAAGTACCCGGATGTGAATATGGATACTTATTTTATAGCTCCTTATAAGCTCTATACAGATGTTCAGTATTTTGATCTATCTTATTTTGCATCGCCGAGAGCCATCAAAACTTATACAATTTATAAACAACAACTTTTACAAGAATCACCAGACTCTCAAAAAACAGATGTTAAGGAATCATTAACATTTTTAGTCCGTTATTGCTTACAGAATAGTATTCAACTTCACGATTACGTCTTTCATAAAGAGAGAGGAATAGAGCCAATTTGGACATACCATATTAAACATAACAAAATTAATCCTTACGTTTTAATGGAATTCCCGAATCTTTTTCATACAATACAAGAAATGCCGAGAGATGAGAGGGAAATACTTCTAGGTCGCTTTGGAACTAATTTCCTCGAATACCGGACACGATATATGAATTCTAAAGAACTAAGACCGTTTTTGGAAAAAGCTTTTGTTCGCCTAAAACTTTTTGTAGATAAAAACTTGAACTCTGCAAAATATCAACCATAATAATAACACTATGACATTCACTAAAAATATGTTTAACGAAATTAAGGCCTCTTTGTCTGATAAGAAAGATTCTTCTTATAAAGAGATCATGAAATTTGAGCCCGGCAAGACTTACGTTGTTCGTCTTGTACCTAATGTTACCGATCCTAAATCGACCATGTATCATTACTATCACCATTCCTGGAATAGCGTTTGTACAGGTCAGTTTATTACTACCCTTTGCCCTTCGACTTATGGAGAGCAATGCCCTATTGATCAACTTGTTCTTAAGACCTACAATACAGGTTCTGCAGAAGAGAAGGAGAAGATTAAACCTATTACTCGTAAAGAGAACTGGTATGTTAATGCTTATGTTATCTCTGATCCTACCAACCCTGAGAACGAAGGTAAGGTTAAGGTTATTCGCTACGGTAAAGAGCTTGCTAAGATTATTAACTCTGCCATCGATGGTGATGATGCCGATGAGTTTGGTGTTAAGATCTTTGACGTTGCTGAAGGCTGTTCCCTGAAAGTTAAGTGTGAATCCCGTACTGGTATGGGTGGTAGCCGAGCTTTTGTTACTTACTCGGCCTCTAAGTTTACTTCACCTTCTAAGCTTGAAGGTATTGATGCTAAGAAACTCGACGCCATCTATGAATCCGCTCATGATCTTAGTAAACTTGTTAAACCCAAGACTTATGCTGAGCTTCAACGTTTGCTCGATCAACACTTTTTCTGTATTCAAGATGTAACTAATCTTGAAGAAGAAGACGAAACTCCAACACCTGCTAAAGTTGCTGAGGTTAAAAAGAACGACGCTCTTGATTCGATCTTTGCAGGTATTAAAGAGTCTACCTCTACTACCGAGCCTGCTGTATCTAAAGTAGCAGTCTCTGAAGAAAAGCCTGCCGTGGATGACACTGACGCTAAACTCAAAGAACTTCTCGCAAGTCTCTAATTTATGTTAAGAAGTAAAAAGAAACTCCAATACGCTAACCACAACGTAATTCATTCTCAAGAAGAGATTAATGAGCTTATTGAGAATGGAGCTAAAGCTTACGAAGCTTATCTTGATGCCTTAGGCTTCGATTGGCGCAACGACCCTAATAGTGCGGATACACCCCGTCGTGTTGCCAAGGCATTTGTTACAGACTTAGCTATGGGTTGTTATACAGAACCACCTAAAGTGACTGCCTTTGATAATGTAGATAGCTACGATGGTATGGTCTGTCAGAATAACATTAAGGTTGTTTCGATGTGCTCCCATCACCATGCACCTTTTATG